CTGAGGCAGCTAATCGACGCCGGTACGTTGTCCAATCTTCCTGCGGGTTTCAAAGCCCGTGGACTACGGATCAGGGACGACGATGATCCGCTTCAGCCCGGTGAGTTCCGTGATGTGGACGCTCCCGGAGGGGCTATTCGTGACAGCCTAATGCCGCTGCCATTTAAAGGTCCTGATTCAACATTGTTTCAGTTACTAGGGTTTGTTGTTGATGCAGGACGTAGATTTGCCACCATAACGGATATGAAGGTCGGTGACGGCAATCAGCAGGCTGCTGTGGGTACAACTATAGCCTTATTGGAACAGGGCTCACGAGTGATGAGTGCGGTGCATAAGAGACTGCATTATGCTATGCGACTTGAGTTTAAGATCCTGTCGAGGGTAATGAGCGAGAGTTTGCCCGGTGAATATCCCTATTCTGTCGAGGGTGCCGATAGTGCGGTCAAGGCAACGGATTTTGACGATAGGGTGGATGTTATACCGGTATCTGATCCAAATGTCTTTTCACAGGCACAAAGGATTGCGTTAGCCCAAACGAAGCTACAGTTGGCCGGTGCAGCACCTGATTTGCATAATATGTATGAAGTGTACCGTGATATGTATGATGCGCTTGGTGTTAAGGATACGGACAGGATTATGAAACGTGTACCGGATGAAGAGCCTACACCAAAAGATCCTGCACAGGAAAACATAGATGTCATGGATATGGTGGTGTTGAAAGCCTTTCAGGGCCAGGATCACGAGTCCCACATTATGGCGCATTTAATTTTTGGTGCGTCACCTATGGTAGCAAATATGCCTGCTATGGCAGTTGCCTTACAAAAGCACTGTATGGAGCACGTACAGATACAGGCGGAAGAGATGGCTATGATGGAAATGCGTAATCAGGGACCAATGGCGCCTGAACAGCAAGATATGATTATGGAAAGTATAAAAGCTAAATTTGTGGCGCAGGGTATGCAGCAGCTTAGGCAGCTATCACAACAGGCCTCAGGTCAAGGACCAGATCCACTGGTGCAGCTCAAGGAGAAGGAGTTGCAGCTTAGAGCACAGGCCGAACAGAACGATGCACAGAATGATCAGGCGAAACTTAATCTTGAGGCGCAGAATCAAAGAATGCGTGCTGATCAGTTCCAACAGCGGTTGGCAAGTCAGGAACGACAGACAGGCGCACGTATAGACGCAGCGATGCAAAGGGAGTTTATTAAAAACAGAGGTCAGTAAACTTATGAAACTACGGGAAAAACTATGTTCGATCCAGTCACTATTTCTGCGGCTGTAGCTACCGCAAGTACGGCTTTTTCAGGTATTAAGCGTGCCTTTCAGGCAGGGCGTGATTTAGAATCTATGACTCAAGATTTGTCAAGATGGATGGGTGCTGTAAGTGATGTAGATGCGGCACACAAGTCTGCAAAGAATCCTACAATGCTCCGTAAAGTATTCGGTGGTGGCACGGTAGAACAAGAGGCGATCGAGGCTTTCGCAGCAAAAAAGAAACTTGAAGAGCAGCGATACGAATTACAACAATTTATTAAGTTTACACACGGAACGGCCGCGTGGGATGAATTATTACGTATGGAAGGGCAGATACGGAAGCGTAGACAGCAGGAGATATATGATAAAAAGATATTTAGAGAAAAGGTTATTGGCATCGTGGCACTTACCGTTGTGCTTGCTGTTGGCTTGGGTCTTCTTGGCCTCTTCGTCTACTCCCTTATGGGACTCGACAGGGGATGGTTCGACTAAGTGTGTTCGTAAACAAGGCGGTCAGGAAACATTTGAATGGCTGTGTGCACATGAAGGTGTGATATATTTAGCACAATCAGAAAATATTATTCAGTGTTTCAGTTGTTTTTTAAAAAAATTTAGTGACTGGACTTGGGAGCAGGAGATTCGACGCGGTGTTCGTGAGGACCCTAAATATATAACGTGCCGTCGCTACAAGCGCAAAACAGCTAGGAACGGTCAACAGGTTTGTTTGTATAAAGGAGCTAATGATACATATACGCTTGTGGTAGAGGGGCAATGTCCTGTAGAATATCAGTGTAAATATGAGCCCGGTGGTACGGAACCAAATATTGACAGTGTTGTCGATTCGTTGAATGATAAGTTTAAGTGAGGTTAGTATGGTGCAAAAGAAGTTAGAAAAAGGCTCTGTATGGGAAAAAGCGGACGCTAATGGCGATGGTGTAGTCAGCGATCAGGAGATGGCTATGCGTGAGCGCATGGTGCTTTTGGAGAATAGAGATAAGAAAGAGGATCAACAACGACATCTTGTTTGGTTTTCTGCTATAACCGTAACATTGTTTATAGTTGTGTTGATGACTCCCTTAGTTCCTGTCGATAGAATTTCACATCTTTCAGGAATCGCTGAAATTTGGGTTTTATCTAATATGGGCGTTTTGGCTTCTTTCATAGGGTTTAATCAATTAGCAAAAAGAGGAGAAAAGAAAAATGAGCATATCGAGAGGTAGTGTGCCGACACTGGTTGACCGGGGCCGACAGAAAAAGAAAAGTAGCGCAGGCGATATAGAGCTTAGTGAGCTTGAAAAACTTGCGTATCCAAAGATGCCCAGGATAATAAGTGAAGAAAAGAAAAAGAAAAAAACTAAGGTTAAAGTATAATGATACAAGCACTTATTGGATCAATAGGTAGCCTCGCGTCGTCATACCTAGAGGGCAAGACGGCTATACAAAAGGCAGAAGCCACTATTCGTATGAAGGAGGCTACTGGAGAGATTGATTGGGATCTTGCAGCAATGCGTGCTTCACAGTCCTCTTGGAAGGACGAATGGTTGACCCTGCTTTTCAGTATTCCTCTGGTGCTTAGTTTTTGTGGGGAGTGGGGCAGAGGTATTGTATCTGATGGGTTTGAGGCCCTTGCAGGTATGCCCCAGTGGTATCAGATCGCGTTGGGAGCTATCGTGAGTGCGAGCTTTGCCACAAGGTCTGCTTCTAAGCTTTTTAATATGAGGAAAAAGAAATAGACTCCACCAAGTGTGATGTCTGTGGCCACGATATGGAATACGTAGACGGAAGTTTACGTTGTAAATATTGTCAATACTTCTATGATATGAACAAAGAGTGGATTGATTTTGTCCACAAAAAGCAGGAGAAACAAGATGGCATTCAAACTATCAAACAGGAGTCTGTCGAAACTGGAAGGCGTAAGCAACGATCTAGTCGAGACAGTAAAAAAGGCGATTGAGCTGACATCCGTCGATTTCGGAGTGATTTATGGTCCCCGAACTATTACAGAACAAGAGAAGCTTGTGGCCACGGGTCGATCACAAACGATGCGTAGTAAACACCTTTTACAAGACGATGGCACTGCACACGCTGTCGATTTAATGGCGTACCAAGACGGATCGCCATGTTGGGAAATCCAGGTTTATGATGAAATAGCGGACGCTATGAAAGAGGCGGCGGTACGCACAGGCACTAAAATTAGGTGGGGCGCCGCATGGCAAATAGATGACCTTCGAGATTGGGAGGGCACGGCAGAAGAAGCTATGAATGCCTATATAGATTTACGTCGCTCTCAAGGCCGTCGGCCGTTTATTGATGGTCCGCACTTCGAAAAGAACTAGACAACCCTTATATTTTCGCATAATACTAGATTTAGTTTATTTGGAGTAAGTTTTTGGACGGAGTACAATTGGCACAAGCCATCTATCGAATCCTTGAGGATCGTAAGTCTTTTGTTCAAGAACAATTGTTATTTGATCAGATAAAAAACATGGAGCAATATCGTGAGATGATGGGTAATTTATCTGCCCTGAATCATGTGGAACAGGAACTCAAGAGCCTGCTAGATAAACAGGAGCGTTTAAATGAATAAAGAAACCGTGGCTGAAGCGTATGTGGATGCGAAAGATAAAGTTTTAAATCCAGAGGCGTTAAGCGCAACACTCTTAGAAAGAATGCCAACCCCAACAGGATGGCGACTTTTAATTCTACCCTACAAAGGTAAAGGCAAAACGGAAGGTGGCATATACCTACCGGATCAAGTCGTTGAAGAAAACACTGTCTCTACACAGGTCGGGTATGTATTAAAGGTTGGAGATTTAGCTTTTAAAGATAAAGATAAGTTTCCTACTGGGGCATGGTGTGAAGCCGGTAATTGGGTTATGTTTGCTCGATACGCCGGGTCGCGTTTTAAAATAGATGGGGGCGAGGTAAGAATACTTAATGATGATGAGATTCTTGCCAAGATATTAGAACCCGAAGACATTTTGCATTTCTAGGAGTTTATTATGGCAGAACAACAAATCGAATTAGAACTTGACCAAGAAGAAGATACAGAGGTTGAGGTTAAACAAGAACAAAAAGAAGAAGAAAAGGTAGAGGCTGTTGAGGCGGATAAGCCTGATAATTTTGAAAAAGCAGAGTCAGCGACACAGAAACGTATAGATCGTTTGACCAAAAAAATGCGGGAGGCAGAGCGTCAAAGAGAAGAAGCTATTAACTACGCACAAAAAGTTCAAGCTGAATCTACTGAATTACGTAATCGTATGAACGCTCTTGACACTAATTATGTCACAGAGTACAGCACACGAGTGCAATCGCAGATGACCGCAGCAGAACAAGAGATGGCTAAAGCCATGGAGATTAATGATACGGCAGCGGTTGTCGAAGCACAACGTAAAATTACAGCCTTAGCGATTGAGAACGACAGAGCTGAACAGGCTAAGTTACAACAGGAGCAATTGTCTAAACAAAGACAACAGCAACCGCAACAACAGCCACAACAAACACAACAACCTGCACGCAAGCCATCGCCAAAGGCAGAGTCTTGGGCACAAAAGAACGAGTGGTTTGGGCAGGATGAAGCAATGACCTATGCAGCTTTTGGTATTCATAAAAAATTAATTGAGGAAGAAGGGTTTGACCCGAACTCCGATGAGTACTATACTGAACTCGACAGACGAGTGCAGACA